GAAAAACTTAATACTAAAATAGAAGAAGTTTCAGAAAAGGTTGACAAGGTTAAAGTTGCTAATGATAATAGTGTTTTTTATCTTGAAAGACTTATAGAAGCTGATAAATATATTATACAAGGCTTGTTTGCTTGTCTTGATGGGCTTAAACAAAATGGAGCTAATGGAGAAGTTACAAAAAGTTATAATACAATACAGCAATATTTGATACGTAGGGAAACAATAGATAAAAGAGATGGCAGTTAATTCTGTCATCTCTATTTACTATCAAAAGAGTGAACTACCCACTACATTTATGTAGTGGCTTCTGTTAAATGGTTCACCAGAATTAGGATTGAGAAATCATTCCTACGATGGTTAAATCATGACACCTTCGGTTGACGCATCAGACCGTTGCTCTGTCGGATATATTTAAGTTGGGTCGGAATAAGAACAGCCCTGTGATATATCTGTAAAAAGTTTAACCATCATTTTCGAGATGAGGTCGGATTCTTATTATGGCAACAGTAATAAGATACGCATTACCTGTCATTGAACAGAGTTTTTATCGAAAGGATTAAAATATGGTTTATGTAATTTCACAGAATGGAAAACCACTTATGCCTTGTGAAAATGTAATAGCAAGATTATTACTAAAACAAGGAAAAGCAAAGGTTAAAAGAAGGATACCATTCACAATTAAGTTGTTATATGAAACAACTGAATATACACAAGAATTAACTCTTGGTATTGATACTGGTTCTTCTCATATCGGAAGTGCTGTATCAGATAATGATGGAAATATTTACTATATGTCAGATACGGAAATCAGAAATGATATTGCTGATAAGATGACACAACGAGCAAAATATCGCAGAAACAGACGATATCGAAAAACGAGATACCGTAAAGCAAGATGGATGAACAGAAAAAATTCTATTAAAACAGATAGATTCTCACCGACTATGAGAAGTAAACTTCATTCACATGAAAAAGAAATTGAGTTTGTGAAGTTAATATTGCCTCTGACGAGACTTGTATTAGAAACAGCTACGTTTGACCCACATCTTATGAAAAATCCAAACTTAAATAATCCTGTATATCGTCATTGGGGTTATCAGCAAGGTAATAATTACGGATTTGAAAACACTAAAGCCAAAGTATTAAACAGAGATAACTATATTTGTCAGTATTGTAAAGGTAAAAAGAAAGATTCTAAACTTGAAGTACATCATATTATTTATCGAAGCAAAGGCGGTTCAGATGAAGAAGAAAATCTTATAACATTATGTCATACTTGTCATTCAGATTTGCATCATGACAAAATTAAGATGAAGCTAAATGGTAAAGCAAAAGGGCAATTAAAACATGCTACTCAAATGAATAGTATAAGAATACAACTATTGCGAAAACATCCTGAAGCAATCGAAACATTTGGATACATCACGAAAGCCAACAGATTATTATGTGGAGTTAAAAAATCTCATTATTCGGATGCTTGTATGATTGCCAGTGGTGGACAACATATTCACTTAAAGCAAAATGTAATCCTATTCAAGAAGTGTGTTAGTGATGGAGATTATCAACAGACAAAAGGCGTAAGAAGTGAGCAGAAAATTCCAACTGGAAAAATAGATGGTTTTAGAAAATTTGATAAGGTTAGGTACTTAGGTAGAGAATATTTTATCAAAGGAAGAATGAGTTCAGGGTATGCGATTCTTATGGATATCTCTGGAAAGAAGGTGGATTTTTCCAATAGTCCTAAAGGTTGGAAAACACCAAAGTTATCAAATTGTAAAAGGTTGAGTGCAAGAAAATCATGGATTATATCAGAACAGGCCATTCAAAACATTGTATAGATGGATATTTTGCAAGCAGTATCGGACAAGTAAGCGAAGAAATAATCAGAAAGTATATAAAAGAACAAGGCTAATTCATCACCCAGCCTAAAGGCGTAGGTGTTTTTTAGCCAGTAAGAATAAAAGGAGATTTAAAAAATGAAATTTGAAGAGTTTATGAAACAGCAGGAAATGAATGAAGAAATATTTATAGAAAATTGTGTTGAGCGTAGTTATATTCCTATTATAGAGAAATATGAAATAGCTCAGAGTTTTGCTAATGCAGTAGTCGAAGTAGACGAAAAAGGATTTAGCTCAATTAATAATATGTTTTATGATATTATTTCTTTTTATTTTATTGTTTCAAATTATACAAACATAGAATTTGATGAAGATGTATCACAACTGTTTGATGTTTATGATATGGTATCAGAATTTAAAGAAACACCATCAGGGAAGGTACTTTATAATATAGAGTTTATTATAGACGATATTGTTTTATTGAAAGAAATATTTCAAAAAGAAGTCAATTCTTTAATTGAAAAAAACAATAGCGTTATAAATATTATTCTTGACTTTTTTGAGAATATGAAGACACAAGTTCCAGATATTCAGGAAATGAATCAAGTAATAGATAAGACAAAAGAAACGTTTGAAGGGTTTAGTACGAAGAAACTTAGTGGCATTAATGGTGTTATTAAGAATTTCAACAAAGTGTTAGATGGCAAACAAGAAGAATGATGAAGGTGGTATAGATGGCTAAAACACGCATAACTACATATGCAGGATTACAAGAAAAACTTAATAGTATAACTGCTGAAGTTATGCTTAATACATCTAATTATATAGCCGAATTACTTAGAAAAAATTTAGATACATTGTGGTACAAGGCTAATGAGCCAAGATATTACGAAAGAACGAATCAGATATTAGACTCTATTAGCAATGAGCTAACAGGAGTGTTTGGAAACCAAACATCTGTTCGTATTTATTTTGATTGGCAAAATAAAATAACAGCTAATGAAGTGTTTGGTTCTAGTTGGAATCAGCATATGTCATTAGATTTGTCTGACACTTGGAATGGAGACCCTATACCAATGCTTGTGATAGAATGGCTTGAAAAAGGAAATAATTCAAGTGTTTATGCTTATGATGGCGTTGGTTATTTTGAAAAAACATTAGAAGAAATATCTTCTGGTGGTGTTGATGGCGGGGCTTTATCTAAAAAAGTTATAGATTTTATAAAAAAAGAATACAGAAATTTTGGAATTAAAATAAAATAATTAAAGAAAGGTGGTGAAATAATTGAGCGATTTCCAAATTTTAGTAGATGCTATTATTGATGTTAATAAGATAAAAGAACAATTATCAGAAAAATTAAAAAATGTTACTATTAAGCCTACTATTAGTAAAACTACTCTTAATAAAGATATAAATGAAATAGTAGCTAAGATGGATAGCGGATTAGCTAAAAAGCCCGCCACTATAAAAATAAATATTGATGATAAAAATATCGAAAAAGATGTAGTAAAAAAAGTTAAAAGCCTTAATAATATAATAAAGTCAAGAGAGAACGCTATAAGAATACAATTTGCTTTTGGAGACCAAGAAAATATAACTAAAGCTATCAATAAGGCTCAGCATGAAGCTTTGGCGGCACAAAAGGAAATGTACCGTATTATAGAGCAGGGTGGTCAACCTACAGATAAAAATTATTTAGCTTGGGAAAATTATTATAAGAGATTGCTTACTATGAGCACTCAATATAATAACAAGCTTATGGCTAATGAAAAAACATCTGCTAGTAAAGTTGCAAAAAGTATAGAAGAACAATACAGAAACAAAACAATGTCCTATGAAAATGCTATTGAAAATCTGAAAAGAATTAATGCTGAATATTCTCAAGACTATACTGCGGCTATGAATGTTATTGGTAGTGGCAAGCATTTTTCTGATTTAACAGATGAACAGCGTAGGGCAGTTGCTGTAACACAGGAAAATGAAGCGGCGATGAAGCGGCTTACAACAGAATTTAATAGAAGTAAAAGTTCTGCTAGTGATTTTGTTAAAGTTTTATCTCAATTTATTTCTACCAGATTTATTGTTTATAAGGTATGGCAAGAGTTTAAACAAGGGTTAGATGTTCTTAGAGAAATTGATGATGCTCTTGTAAATATTAGAAAAGTTACTGATATGACAGCCGATTCAGCTACAGCACTTGCTAGACGAGCTTCAGAAGAAGTTTCTGCTTTTGGTAGGACTGTTCAGGATTATTTATCTGCTTATGAAATGTTTGCAAAGGCAGGATTTAGAGATACTCAATTAACAAGATTAACAGAGTTATCCTTGTTATTACAAAACGTTGGTGATGTTACTGCTGACACAGCTAATGAGACGCTTATTGCGGCTAATGCAGGATTTAAGCTAAACGGTAATTATGAAAAGCTTGCACATACTATAGATGCAATGAATAATGTATCTAATAATAATGCAACTACTATTGGTAAAATGTCAGATGCTATTAAAATGTCGGCTAATGTTGCTGATACAGCAGGATTTTCTATTGACCAATTTATTGCTATTATTGGTACAGCGACAGTGACAACTCAGCGCGAAGGTTCTGAAATTGGTAGAGCTGTTAGAACTATTGTTGCTAATATTAGACAGATAAAAGATGCAGAAGCAGAAGTTGATGAAGATTCTTTTGCTAAAGCAGGACTGGCTCTTAAAAACATAGCGGGCATTAGTATTACCATGAATGGCGAGCTAAGAGATACTATGGACGTTCTTACTGAGCTTGCAGGGAAATGGGGAACATTAGACTCTATACAAAAACAACAATTAGCTACAGACCTTGCTAATAAAAGACAAATGGACGTTTTCTTGGGATTAATGGATAACTGGACAATGGTAGAAAAACAGCTTGGAGAAGCAGTTAATTCTACAGGTTCAGCACTAGAAGAAAACGCTATTTATACAGAGTCAATTACAGCAAAAGTTAATGAGTTTAATAATGCTGTTACAAAAATGTGGCAAGACACTATTGAAACAGATGCTATGAAGTCTTTTATTAGTTTTGGTACAGGTTTTATTGACTTTATTAATAAATTAGGTTTAGCTAACGTTGCCTTGACATTAACTTTAGCGGCATTATCTAATAAGACATCTTTGATACATAAGGGGTTTGTTGCTTTAATTACGCCACTAAAAGAAGTTATAAAATCTGTAGGAGCTTTCGCATCTGCAACCGCAAAAGGAATGAAAAATCATAATGGTCTTATTGAAAGTTTAAAAAATGGTAAAGCGGCGGCGGCTAATACAGGGGCAGGATTTTCTAGTTTAGCAGGGATAATAGCTACAGTATTGGTCTTTGCTATAACACAATTTATACAAAAATCTAAAGAAGGAAATGCCGAACTTGAAAGATTGGCTGGAACTGCTATAGAATCTGCAAATACTTTTAGGGATTCTCAGGTTGAAATAAATTCTTTAATAAATGAATATGATAAATTATCTAAAACCAAAGGAAGAACTATTGATGAAGACAACAGACTTATAGAAGTTGCTAATTTATTAAAAACAAAATATGAAGAATCAGCAGATGCTATAAACGCTGTTAGAACAGAACAAGAAAAATTGCCTTTATTTATTGATACTACTACAGGTGCTTTTATAAACAATACAAGTGCCATAGAAGATAATATAGAAGCTTTAAGAACATTGAGTATAGAACAAGCGGGGCAATTAGTTTCAACTAATCAAACAGCTGTTCAAATGGCAGAAGCATTTTTTAGTAGTTTTAGTGATTATGAAAATTATTTAGGACCTGTAAAAACTTTTTCTAATGACATAGTAAAAGAAGCGGCAAGAGCATCTAATATTCTTTATGGGATTAATACACCAGAAGCAAGAGACAGGGGCAACGATTTTAAGCTAATTTTAGAAGATATAAATAAAGAATTAGAAAAAAATCTTGAAACTAATCATCTTTCTAAAAAAGAACTTAAAGATTTAGAAAGTGCTCAAAAACTTTTATCTGAAGAAATAGAAAAACATAATAAAATTATAGAAGAAAATATAAGATTAAAGGCTCTTTCTGGTATTACAGAACCTATTTCAGAAGTTGAAATTCGTAGGGTTTCTGCTATGGAAAATAGAATGGAAGGGTTAAATAGAGCCACAGCTCATGCATCATCTGCAACAGAAGATTTAACAGAAGATTTAGCGGCGGCTGAAGAAGAAGCAAGGAAAATATCAGAAACATTTGATAATGCTTCGTCTAATTCTTTAATGCTTGCAGATGCTTATTATACAGTTGCGAATAATCAACAACTAAATTCTAAGCAAATATCTGAGCTTTTGAATAAGTACCCACAATTATTGCAATATTACGATGCCAACACTAATACTTTAAACATTAATGCAAGTGCGATAGATGTTTTAATAAATAAAGAATTGAATCTTGCTAAAACTACAGCAACAACTTCTTCTGATAGGTTGAAAGCAATAATAGATACATCTAATGGCGCTTTAAATGCATACAAAAAACAAATAGAAGCTATGCAAGTATTGTCTAAAACTGAATCTCGTCAAATGGGTAATACTATTTTTTCTCAAAAATATGCAGAAGTTTATAAGGCAACTGGTAATTGGAGCAAAGCTGTAAAATCTGCTTCTCAGGCTCAAAGAGATTTTAATAAAGATGTTGAGTCTTATCATGCAGATATAGCTAAAATAACAGGATTACAAGCACAACTTGGCTCTACAAAAACATATGGAACAACTTCTCCTAATTTTGAAAAAATAGCTAAAGACACAAGTAGTTCAGCTTCATCTTCAGCATCAGAAGCCGAAAGAGCGCAAGATGAAGCGCAAAAAAGGTTATTAGACAATACTGAAGCCAGATTTGAGCTTATTAGAATAGCTATTAGTAATGCTTATGAACAAGGTGCTATTTCAGCTAAAGTGGCTTTAGCCAGAATTAATAAAGAAATTAATTCTATTAAAGGAACATATGACACTATTAAATCTAAAGCAGAAAACACATGGACAGATGTTGAAAAATTAACAGTGTCACATTATGAAAACTTGCTTTCAATGCAAAAAGATTATAGTGCAGAAGTTCAGAGAGCTTACGATGACGCTGTTAGTGCTGTTGAGTCAATGCAAGCAAAACTTGTTTCTGCTATTAGAAAAAAATATGAAGAAGAAAAGTCGGCGGCAATTAAGGCTATTGAAGCACAGAGAACAGCTAGACAAAAGGCTTTTGACGAAAGAATAGCACAACTTGAAGCTGAAAAAGCGGCACTTCAAAGCACAGAAAAACAAGACCAAGCTAACCTTAAAACTCTTGAGAAAAAGCTTGAAATGTCAAGGCTAGATGATTCTGTTTTAGGCAAAAAGAGAACAGCTGAATTACAGGCAGAAGTTAATGAGCTTAGAAAAAACCTTCAGATAGCGGCGATTGATAAAGAAATAGCAAAGGTTAAAGAATCTGCTGAAGCAAGCAATCAAACGTATGATGAAAAAATAGCTAAAGCTGAAGCTTATTACGAAAAATTATTAAGTGAAGCAAATCTTTATAATGAAGCCAATAAAATGTTGTTATCAAATAATATGAACGCTATTGTAGAATTATTGAAAAAATACGAACCAACATTTAGCGGCATAGGACAACTTCTTGGTGGAAGTATGGCAAAAGAAATAACGGCAGAAGTTAACAAGGCGCTTAAAAGTATTAATACTGTTAAGTCTGGTGTATCAGTTCCGACAATTAATTATAAGCCTTCATCTCCATCTGTTGTTGCTTCTGCTCCTAAGCCTGCTCCTGCTCCTGCTCCTGCTCCTGCTCCTGCTCCTGCTCCTGTATCAAGCGGAGTTCCATATCCTAACACAGTTTTTGTTCGTGGTTCTTCGGGTGAAACAGTAAAAAGAATACAACGCAATCTTGTGGCAAAGGGGTTTAGCGTTGGTTCAGCTGGAATCGATGGAAAATACGGTCCTGCTACTGAAGCGGCTGTTAGAGCGTTTCAGTCTAAATATGGTCTTGGTGTTGATGGTAAAGTAGGGCCTCAAACATGGCCTAAGTTAGTTACATTTAAGAGTGGTGGTGTTCCTGTATTGTCTGGCGGCTCAATGACAAAGGGAGAAGGATTAGCAATGGTTCATGACAAAGAAAGAATACTAACAGAACATCAGACAAAAACATTTGATGACATGATTTATAAGTATTTCCCTAAACTTATTGCTCAGTTTGAGCGTGTAGAAAATGGTGGAAATTCTTTTAATAGTGAGTTAGTAAAAATTATCAATAATATTAATAATAATACGCCTTATGATGTTGATAGAAATAATAACATACTTGTTTCACAAATAAGAAACACTCTTGCTAGTCAAGGGTTTAGATAATAGAAAGGGGCGATAAAATAAGTGGAATACGTTGACATAACAGATTTTTATTTTAATGGTCGTTACCTTTCTAGTTTTGGTGGAATGGTGGCGGGGCTTAGTGGATATACAAATATGAACTTAATGCCTTCAAGAGAATATATAACAGATAGACCAATTAGATATGATGGAGCAAGGGTGTTTGACACATACCTTTCTCCACGTATCTTTTCTGTTCCTGTTGTTTTTACAGACCTTGATAAATTTTCTAAATATGATATATCTGCTTGGCTAAACACAAAGACAGAACAAGATTTTTATTTTAAAGATGACAACAAAAAATTAAAATGTAGGCTTGATAGCGGCGCTGTAGATTTAAACAGACTTGGAGTTAATTCATATGCTACGGAATTAAGATTTATAGCACATGACCCATATTTTTATGAAATAGAAGAAACTATATTAGAAGGAACTAAAGCGGCAGGAATAGACACTTTAACATTAGATATTTATAGTAATAGCACAATAGAAAGTTACCCACTAATTAGATTATCTGGAATAACTCTTGGTACAGCAGTTTCTATTAAATCTAGTGAATATGGTGATAGTGTTAGTTGGAGCTTGTCTGAATCAGCTACTAATATAGAAATTGATTCTTTAAATTCTTATATAAAGGATTATGATATTGATTATAATTTATATGGATATTACAGCTCAACTATTGAAGAAAGTTGGTGGCCTGTTTTCCCTGCGGGTAGATTTACAATTACTGTAACATTTGCAGATACAGCGGCTATTGATTATTATATTAAGCCCAGATACAGGTGGTTATAAAAATGGAAAAAAATGGAATTATGGAAGTTTATGATTTGTTGTTTAATCCTGTTTGTGATTTATACAACAGAAATGGCACATCTCCATTAAACCCAACAGTTAGTTATAAAATAAATGAAATATTTAAATTAAATTTTGAATTACCTGTTGAAAATCCTAACTCAAAAGAAGTAGAACATGGTGTTTTAATTTATTATCAGCACGAATTTTATGAAGTAGTGCAAAAAACAAAAATGATGTCGGCTAATGGTAAATATAGTTGGTCAATAGAATGTATGCACTATTCTAAAACATTGCAGTCAAAAATGGTAGTAGAAGAAACACTTGCTCCACTTTTACCTGAAGATGGATTAAGAGCAATTTTATATGATGGAGAAACACCTAAATATGGTTGGCAGATAGGGGCTATTATTGCTCCTGAAGTTTATAGAACAATAGAAACAAAAGAACAATCGCTGTTTCAAACAATAACAGAATTAGCGGAGCTATATGATTGCTATGTTGTTTTTGAGAGTGGTTTCAGAGATGGATTTAGCGGCGCTGTTCATTTAGTTAATTTATATAATAAAGATTTATATAATCCTGCTAATCCGTTACAGCTTACAGCATTAAATACTAAAAATATACAAGTGGCGAGAGATATAAGCGAATTAACAACAAGACTTTATGCTTTTGGCGGCACTAATCCTGTTACTGGTGAAGATATTGATTTAATAACAGAAACAGGTGGCTATACTTATATTGAAAACTATGATTATTATACTAACCGTGGATATACTATGGCTGAAATAGAAGCTAATCCTGCAATATTCAGAAAAGAATATGTTTGGAGAGATAGCAACTATGTAGATGCTCCCACTCTTTATAATGGTGCTGTTAAGAAGTTAGAAGAATTATCTCAGCCAAAAGTTAGTGTTAGTTTAACATATCTTGATGAAAATGCGGCAGATAATTTATTTTTAGGCAAGAGCGTAGAATTTTCTGATAATGTTATTGATGAATATTTTGTTCAAATGATAGTCGGTTATAGTATTAGCTATGACAAACCTTATGAAGTAGTATTAGAAACAGCTAATTTTGTTGACAGAAAAAAAGAAATACCAATGCTTTTTAAAAATTTGAATAAATCAAGTTATGCTGTTAATAATGATGGAACTATTAGGGTTAAGGCTGTAGAGCAAGTTATACAAACAACATCACTTTTCGCTGATAAGGTTACAACAGGAACGCTAAAAAGTCAAAACAATTACAGTTGGCTTAATCTTAATGATGGCACATTTTCTTTTGGCAATGGTGCTTTATCTTGGAATGATGATACATTGGAAGTTTTAGGAAAGATGAATACGCCTAAAATTTTTTCCTCAGGACGAGAGTTTAACACAAGTTATACCTATGATATTAAATTTTACGAAGATGGCATTTTGTCAGGTGTTATATCCCCAAGTTTTGGCGTTGTGGGGGACTTTTCCACAAGAGTTTTAGACATAATGTGTTCTCATGAAGCTTCAATATTAGGCTTTGGAATTAGAGATGCAGACAATACTGTTAACAGAAAATACATAATAAATAATTCGTCTGATTTTGCGGGGCAAACACAGAGACATATTTTTTATGATGATATGAAAATCAATGGTGATGTAACTTGTACAAGTGTTATAAGTAATTATCTCGTTGTTGCTCCCTATTTTGTTCATTCAGAGTCTAATAAAGTTGTAATTGGTGGAACGTCTTCTGATATATACTTAGGTGCTTCTGAGTTGCCGCTGTCAATTTTTGCTACAACTTTACGCCCCAGTGCCGATAACGCTATAAGTCTTGGGCAGTCTGGAAGACGCTGGACAGCGGTTTGGGCTGTTAATGGCACTATTCAAACATCAGGATTAAAAGACAAGGAAAATATTAAGCCAGTAATAAGTAAAGATATAGCTAATATTAAAACAATAACTAATAGAAACAGTATAGCTACCGCTAATGAAGCTACAGCTATAGTTGATAACATAAAAACAGTGGCGGCTAACACTAATACAGCTACCGCTAATGATAAAGTCTCTAATGATGAAGTCTATGAAGAAGATTTTATAGATTTATTAGACCTTATAGCGGCTAAAGAATGTACTTATAATTACAAAGTTAATAAAGACAAAAAAGATAAAACTATATCACAATCAGCAATACAACTTGGCGTTATAGCTGATGAAATTAGCGACCATAAAGCATATAAATATATAGGTATTAAGGAAGAATTAGAAGACGGAACAATAAATCACGGTCTTCAGCCATTACCTATTGCGATGCTTGCTATTCAAGGCTATAAGAAACTAAGAGATGAATTAAAAGAATTAAAGGAGAAAAAGAATTATTATTTAAAGTATTGACAAACATAGACAAACGTGGTATAATGTATTTATAAGGAGATGATTATATGAATACATATAAACCACAAGATTTTGCAGAAATGATAGGAGTATCAGTAAAAATACTTCAGCGTTGGGATAATGATGGAAAACTTAAGGCGTTTCGCACACCTACTGATAGGCGTTATTATACACACAAACAATATGTCGATTATATGGGTGACGGTAATTCAAAACATGGTAAAACAGTTATTTATACAAGAGTTTCCACTTCTAATCAAAAAGATGATTTAAATAATCAAGTTGAATTTCTTAAACAATATGCCAATGCTAAAGGTATAATTGTAGATGAAATATTTGAAGATATAGGAAGTGGATTAAATTACAATCGTAAAAAATGGAATAAACTTATTGAAGATTGTATGTTAGGGTTGATAAAAACTGTTATCGTTGCTCATAAGGATATATTTATACGATTTGGATATGAATGGTTTGAAAGATTTTTAAAGTCAAATGGTGTTGAAATAATTGTTGTAAATAATGAAAAAACATCGCCTGAACAAGAGCTTGTTAATGATTTAATCTCAATAATTCATGTTTTTAGTTGTAGAATATATGGTTTGCGTAAGTATAAAAAACAAATAGATGGAGATGAAGAAATTGCTAAAGAGTTACAAAACAGAAATAAACCCAACAAAAGAACAGAAACAAATAATTCATAAAACGATTGGAGTGTGTAGATATGTTTACAATTTTTATTTAGCACACAATAAAGAAATTTATGAAAACGAAAAGCGTTTTGTTACTGGGGCTGATTTTTCCAAATGGTTAAATAATGAATATATTCCTAATAATCAAGATTACCATTGGATAAAAGAAGTTAGTAGCAAATCAGTTAAACAAAGTATAATGAATGGTGAAAAATCATTCAAAAGATTTTTCAAAGGTCAATCTTATTTTCCAAAATTCAAAAAGAAAAATAAATCTGATGTAAAAATGTATTTTGTTAAAACTGATGCTAAAGTTATTATATCTTGTGAACGTCATAGAATAAAAATACCAACACTTGGATGGGTTAAATTAAAAGAAAAAGGTTACATTCCAATAAACTATAATACTCATATTATTAAAAGTGGTACTGTTTCTTATAAGGCAGGTAAATATTATATTTCTGTTTTAGTAGAAGAACAAGAATGTAGCAAACCATTACTAAACGATTTTGGTATAGGAATAGATTTAGGTGTAAAAGATTTTGCGACATGTTCAAATGGAAATGTTCATAAGAATATAAATAAAACCAATCAGATTAAAAAACTTCAAAAGAAGTTAAAACGTGAGCAACGTAGTTTTTCAAGAAAATATGAGGACTATAAGAAATTAAATAAAAATGAGAGAGAGGTTGCTACTAGACAAAATATCCAAAAACAAAAGCTTAAAGTACAAAAACTTCATCAAAAATTAGATAATATGCGTACAGATTATATTAATAAAATAGTGTCTGAATTGGTAAAAACCAAGCCAATGTGGATTACTATTGAAGATTTAAATATTAAAGGTATGATGAAGAACAGACATCTCTCTAAAGCTGTTGCACAACAAAAGTTTTTTGAATTTAGAACTAAGTTACTTGGAAAGTGCAATCAATTAGGTATAGAATTAAGAGTTGTAAATCGTTTCTATCCATCAAGCAAAACTTGTCATAATTGTGGTTGTATTAAATCTGATTTAAAATTATCAGATAGAACTTATATATGTACAGAATGTGGTTATGTTGAAGATAGGGATTTAAATGCAAGTTTTAATTTAAGAGATTGTCAAATCTATAAAATAGCATAATCTAGCTAATGTAGATATGTACTCGTGGCTAGCGAGGAATTTACGCCTGTGGACTATACAAGAACTTGTAAGTAGTATTCAGTAATGATACAAAAGCATATAGGTTGAAACAGGAAATTTTCTCATTATGGGTATATTTGTCCATATTTTGAGTAGCAGAAAAATAAATAATATGCAAATGAAATATTATGAAATAAAAAAATTTGCAAAAACATTAGAATTACTGTCAAAATATAAAATGAATGTTAAATATGCAATACAGTTAAAGCGGCTATCAAAAATTATAAATGACGAAATAACAATTCTTGATGAACAGGTAAAAAATATATTAGATGAATATTGTAAAAAAGATGATTCTGGTAATTACAATCAATTTGTTATTATTTCTGATATTCAAGCTAAAGTAATTAGGTCAAGAGTTGATATTGAAATTATAAAAAAAGATAGCGGGCTATATATTAAAGCAATAGACATTAGTAAACTATCAGAAAAAGACAGGTCTTTCATTATGGCCACTATTGATAACAACACTATAATTTATGATATTGATAATGTATCTGATTATAACAAAGAAATGGAAGAATTATTGTCTGTAGATTTTAATTTTGATTTTGACAAAATACCGATAGAAGTAATTGAAAATTTTGATATAGAGCCTGAATTTGGCGATTATATAGAAATGATTTTTGAGTAAAAAAGGAGAATAAACAATGAAAACAAACAAAGAATTAGTAACATTCGCAAAAAAAGCTTTGGCAGAAAAATGGAACTATACTTACGCACATTACGGACAGATTGTAACAGCGGCAAGTATTGAGTCGGCGGCAGGAAGATTTCCTAAACAATATACAGCTGCATATAAAAAAAGAACATATCGTGGCAGGATTGATGGAGATGGTGAAGCTGTAGGCAAACGTGGTGCTGATTGCATTGGTCTTATTAAAGGATTTCTTTGGTGGCAGGGTGATGATAAGAATCCTAAATATGATAGAGATACAGATGTAAGTGCCGATGGTATGTATAGCCGCACAAAGGTTAATGGCAATATAGACACTATGCCAGATACAGAAGGTATACTTGTTTTTTCTAAAGGTCATGTTGGTGTATATATTGGTAACGGTGAAGTTATTGAAGCACGTGGCGTTGATTATGGTGTTGTAAAGACAAAACTTAAAGAGCGTGGTTGGAAAAATTGGGGTGAATGTCCTTATATTGATTATACAAAAGAAACAGAAATTATTGATACTGACAGCTATGTTGTTAAAGCGGGAGATAGTCTTTGGGCTATAGCTGAAAAATATCTTGGTGATGGCTCTAAATATAAGGAGCTTGCAGAGCTTAATGGAATAAAAAATCCAGAAGAAATTAATATCGGTCAAATTATAAAATTTAAAACGTCTTCTGGCTCGCAACAGCCTGTAACACCATCTAAATCGCCCGTAGAGCCTACTAAGGCGCTTAGGCGTGGAGACAAGGGTAATGATGTTAAGTGGGTACAACAAAAGCTATCACAGCTCGGCTACGCCCTTGTAGACGATGGTTCATTTGGTCCTGCCACAGAATCAGCGGTAAAATCTTTCCAAAAGGATTATAAACTGGTAATTGATGGCATTTTTGGTCCTGCATCTTTGGCTATGGCTAAAAACCCTGTTAAGCCGTGGAAAAATCCATATACAAGACCTTCTACCAGTTCTGTTTTTAAACGTGGCAGTCGTGGCAATGGTGTTAAATGGATTCAGACAGTATTGATTAGAGCGGGGTATAATCTTTCGCCATATGGTGTTGATGGTTCTTATGGGCCGCTTACAGAAAAAGTTGTAATGTCGTTCCAATATCGGAATGGTCTCAAAGTTGATGGTATTACAGGCCCTAAAACAATAACTACTCTTATTAAATTTGATAAATAATTAACAATGTATAAAAGGAGAATAAAAAAATGTTAGATATAAATGAAATTATTATGATAATAATAACATCTGTTATAGTTCCGCTACTGGCTTGGGGTGTAAAAACCCTAACCAGTCTAGCTGATGCTAAAATAGAACAAATAAAGAACAAAACAATACAAGATGCTTTTAAAGAAGCAAAATCAGAGCTTGAACAGGCGGTTATGACCGCTGTAGCCGAAACACAACAAACATTTGTTGCGGCACTAAAATCTGACAATACTTTTACAAAAGAAGATGCTAAAATTGCTTTTGATAAATCTTTTGAAAGGACAAAAGAAATTATGTCTGAAAGTGGCATGAATGTTATTGAAACAGCTACAGGTGCATTAAACGCACTTATAGTTGCACAGATAGAAAAAGCAGTAAAGGAAATAAAGTAAGGGTGATAATACATGGCAAATATAAAAAAATATATTATAAAGCCTTATATTTATGAAAACAAAAATATAATTTTAGATGAAGAGTTAAATATAATCAATAATGAAATATTTGCCTATGTTGGAGATTTTATAATGATAAAAATAGAGATGGTTGACATAGAAGGAGTTGACCATCTCTATGATGCTAATGATATAGGCAAATTACATTTATATTATGAAGATGAAGAATCTCCAATATATATATTTGATTTAGATACAAATTTTGAAGCAATAATAGATTTAACTACGGCTAAAATTGGTAGTTATTATATTAAAGTTTTTATTCATAATGAAATTAACGAACAAGCTTTTAGTTCTACAGAAATAAAAATGAAAGTAGGTAGATAATTCATGGCTAAAAAAGAATACAAAGTTTGGCTTGATTTATATACAGGTAAACATATTATAGCTCCATATAATAATCAAACATATAAATATGTTGTTCCTTTTTTTAGTCGTGGTGATTTATATGGCAATATTTTTTATATTGAAGTACAAAAAAATGGCGCTAAATTAACACTTACAACAGAAACAATTGATGTTCATTATTATATTGAGAATCAATGTGAACCTGTATATACCCAAAGTTTTGGTAATGATGTAAATATAGTTGATGGAGAAATAGTTTTACAAATAAATCCTGCTGTGTTTGCTTTTATAGGTAAAGTAACAATAAAAATAACAATTACTGATGCAGACGAAAGAATAAGTAGCGGTGAAATTAAATTTGATGTAATGCGTGGCGGTGAAGCAGGGCCACCAGATAGCAGTTGGTATAAAATTACAGCCATATATTTAACTCAGGCTGAATATGATGCTCTTGATGCACAGGGTAAAATTGAATCAGACCAAGTATATATTATAACAGATGTAGAAGGAGACCTTTTAATAAACAACGCTAACACAATAAGTATAACAGATGGCGGTGGTTATTATAGCGGCAACACTGTTGAAGATGCTTTACAAGAAATAGGTGAAGATAAAGGTTCTCAGCTTTATACTGAAGAAAATTATGTAGTAAATGGCGAAACTTTAACTGCAAGCATAGACAAGTTAGATATGGAATTAAAAGACACAAATGACAACATTGGTGATAGACTTTATACTGAAGAAAATTATGTAGTAAATGGCGAAACTGTTACCAGTTCAATTAATAAATTAGACACTAATCTTAATTTGGTTCTACCAATTTCAAGTGGCGCAGGGTTTCACAACTCTATATTCAGGGGTAAATATTTAGGTTCGGCTGTCACAACAGAGCAATACAATGCCATTTCAAGCGGCACA